GACAAAGAGTGTGTCAATGCCACGGGTTAACCTGATCCACAATGGCATCATGGGTAACATCGAAGTCAACGGCAAGTCAGTCAAGACTGAAGTAGTACCTACAGGTGCATACAAGATTTCACGTGGTGAGGATAACGTAGTGTATAGCGTTAACCCTAGCATCCGTATCTTTGCTGTACGTCAACAGTGGAGTAAGTGGGACTCTAGTGCAGAGGTCATGATGAAAACGGTCATGAGTACTGACCTAAAAGGTGACCTGAAGGATAACATGGGTGGCTTTAACTTGGGTAGGCCAACAGGCTACATCGAAGATTGGGAATCAGTTCCTGAGAAAACGAAGAACCTGATCCGTAGCATCAAGCGTAAGAAGATTCTCTTTGGTATGCTTACTGCTAATGATTGTATTGACGAAGCAGGTAACCCTGTTGATGCTATCACTGATCCTATTCCTTTTGTATATGAGGTTCCACCATCAAGCACTAAGTCACTAGACGGTGCGCTGGGTTCACTGACACGTAAGAATATCTTACCTATCCAGTACACCTTTAACTTAGCAGCAACAGAAGCTAAGATGCCTAATGGTAACGACTATGCTATCATGAAGCTTAACGCAGGTGATACGGTAGACTTCTCTCCTGAAGATAAAGACTTGCTGAAGAACTTCATGGAGTACATCGAATACCAGAACGCTTACATCTTGCAGCAGTGGGAAGAGAAGAACCAAGAGACTATCTCTGAAGATGATGCATCTATTGTGGCAGAGTTTGTCCAAGTAGAAGAGGCAGACTAATGAACCATCCTGCTGAACTAGCTGTCTACGATTACTTAGCACGTGCTACTAAGGGTGAGACAGACATGGCTGAAAGCATCCGTAAGCAAGTAGCTGCGGATGTAGAGGCTGCACTAGAGAAACAGTTCAGCAGCGGTCCACGTGATAAGTTTAAACTACGGATGTCCAACATTGGGCGTCCGACTTGTCAGTTGTGGTTCGAGAAGAATGACCCTGAAGATAAGACACCTCTACCTCCACACTTCCTGATGAACATGATCATTGGTGATATTGTAGAGGCTGTGTTTAAAGGGCTTCTTCGTGCTGCTGATGTAGAGTTTAAGGATAACGATAACGTGACACTAGAGCTTAGTGATGGTACTAAGATCAATGGTGAGTACGACATGGTTATGGATGGCAAAGTAGATGACGTTAAGTCTGCATCACCTTGGTCATACAATAACAAGTTCGCTAGCCTAGAAGCTCTAGCACAGGGTGATGGCTTTGGGTACATCCCACAGCTAGTTGGTTACGCTACGGCTGCAGGTCTTGGTGTAGGTGGCTGGTGGGTAGTCAACAAAGCTAATGGTGAGTTTAAGTATGTAGATGCATCAGGTGTAGACACTGGTGAAGTACTAGAGAACATCGAAGCTACTGTATCTCACATCAACGAAGACAAACCATTTGATCGTTGCTTTGAGGCTATCCCTGAGACTCACTATCGTAAGGCTACAGGTAATCTAAAGCTTGGCTCTGAGTGTGGCTTCTGTTCGTTTAAACATAAGTGCTGGCCTAATCTACAGACACTACCTGCTGTTAAGTCTAACGCACAGAATCCTCCTATGGTGGACTACGTGTTAGTACAGCCAGAGTATCTTGAGGCTAAAGTTGGCTAGACGGACACACCTGAAAAGCTATCGCAGTGGCCTTGAGAAAGAGGTTGCTGCGTGGCTCAAAGACAAACAAAAGAAAGTCAGATACGAACAGCTAAAGGTAGAGTGGGAAGATTTAAAATACCGTACATACACACCTGACTTTGTGCTTGACAATGGCATCATCATAGAAACGAAAGGCATCTTTGATTCAGCGGATAGACGTAAACACCGTGAGGTAAAGCGTCAACATCCTGAGTTAGATATACGGTTTGTATTTAGTAATGCGAACTCTAGGCTATACAAAGGTGCTAAGTCTAGGTACTGTGATTGGTGTGACAAGTATGGCTTTCAGTGGGCGCACCGTGTGATACCTGAAGCGTGGCTCAAAGAAAAAGGTGACGAACTAAAAGTCAAACGAATAGAAGTGAAAACAAAAAGGAAAGTATAATGGGACATACATTACGGGACGATGAACTAGCTATCGTCATACGCCCTAATAACTATGAAGATGAATGGGATGGTGATTGCTCTATAGAGTTAGTTACATCTGAGGATAACCCAGTACCTAACGTAGTTATGGCACACATCATGAATGTAGCTACTATGATGTCAGCGTTCCTTGATGTAGCCTCTGAGCATCCTGACATATATGACTTAGTAGAAGAACATCGTAATTATCTTATGGGTATTGACGATGAAGAAGAAGAGCTACAAGTTACACGTGAAGGTAATGTATACTCACTAAACACTTGGACTAAGACGAAGGGTAACGCATGAAGATAGAACCAACACTAACTATTACAGCGTCTTCTACATCACATGATATGGAAGTTTCATCTGTAGATAAACCTAGTCATTACACACAAATAAAAGCTTGGGTAGAAGGTGCGTGGCGTAAGATCGAAGCTATCAATATTATTAGAGCTTTATGCAAACGCTTACCAGGAGGTGAAGCTGCTTTATACTTTAATGTTATGAAGTATATGTGGAGATACCCAGACAAGAACGGCTTAGAAGATTTATTAAAAGCTGAGAAGTACCTAAAGTGGTTGATAGAAGAACACAAGGAAACACATAAATGATTAACCAGGATGATATAGACGCAATGAAACCACAGATGCCACACGAGAAAGTAGCAAACTTTATTGTAGCATTTCGAGGATCACTAGACCCACGCTTGTGGATGAAACTTATTGATGAAGAACTAGAAGAGTTTAGGGCAGAGATATTTGGTACACACAATCACTTAAAAGAACTATGTGATCTACTATATGTATCGACAGGGTTATCCCTTACAGTACCTGAACATATAGGAATGTTAATGCGTGATGCTGAACGAGAGAAGTCACTCAAGCAGCAAGGGCAGGTCAGCCGTGCATTAGAGGAAGGCTTAGCGTACTACGGTGAGGGTGTATTCATGGAAGCATTCGCACGTGTGCATGACAGCAACATGTCTAAACTAGACAGCAACGGCAATCCTATACTACGTGAAGATGGCAAGGTTATGAAAGGGCCAAACTATAAGAAGCCCGATCTTACTGATTTACTGGAAAAGGCGGCATGAAGTTTGATATTAGAATGACTATAGATATAGATGAAGAAGACAACATACTTCCTATATCAGAAGATATGTATGAGCAAACCGTAAAGGAACTTATACAGGATGTTGTATATGATATAGATGCAAAGATTAAACAGATAGAGGTGAAACAAAAATCATGAGCAACTACCTACCAACAGACTACCAATCATTTATTCACAAGTCACGTTACGCTAAGTACTTTGACAACTACGGACGTGAGTCATGGGATGACACAGTGACACGTTATAGTGCTAATGTGATTAAGGATATGGTAGATATAGAGACTAAGCACGAACTAGAACAAGCTATTGTAGGGCTAGAGATTATGCCATCCATGAGAGCTATGATGACTGCTGGCCCAGCGCTAGAGCGTGACAACACAGCAGGGTACAACTGTTCATATCTCCCTGTAGATGACCCTAAGAGCTTCGACGAAGCGATGTACATCCTCCTCTGCGGTACTGGAGTCGGCTTCTCTGTGGAACGGCAATACATATCTAAACTTCCCGAAGTGCCTGTCCTCTATGACAGTGACAGTATTATCGTCGTTAAAGATAGTAAGGAAGGATGGGCTAAGGCTTTCCGTCAAGTGCTGGCACTCCTCTGGGCTGGTGAGATTCCTAAGTGGGATATTAGCAAAGTTCGCCCTGCAGGTGCAAGACTTAAAACGTTTGGTGGACGTGCATCAGGCCCAGCGCCTTTGGTAGAACTGTTTAACTTTGCAGTTAATACATTTAAGAATGCACAAGGGCGTAAGCTATCAAGCATCGAATGTCATGACTTGATGTGTTTCATCGGACAGATCGTTGTGGTAGGTGGTGTTCGTCGTAGTGCTATGATTAGTCTATCTAACCTAAGTGATGACCGTATGCGCCACGCTAAGTCAGGACAGTGGTGGGAGACTGCAGCACACCGTGCACTAGCTAACAACTCTGTATCGTACACTGAGAAGCCTGACATCGAAACATTTATGCGGGAGTGGCTAGCTCTAGTAGAGAGTAAGTCAGGAGAGCGAGGAGTATTTAACCGTGAAGCATCTAAGAAACAAGCTGCTAAGTTTGGCAGACGTGATCCAAACCATGACTTCGGGACGAACCCGTGCAGCGAAATCATATTGCGGCCTTATCAGTTCTGCAATCTTACAGAAGTTGTTGTACGTGCTACAGATAGTGTGGAAGACTTGGAACGAAAAGTCCGTCTGGCAACAATTCTGGGTACTATCCAATCCACATACACAAAATTCCCATATCTGCGAAAGGTGTGGCGAGACAATACTGAGGCAGAACGATTGCTTGGTGTGTCGCTAACAGGTATCATGGATAACCCACTGTTAACATCTAAGAACAAAGGATTGGAGAAGACTCTTGAGCATCTACGTAATGTCGCTGTTACTACTAATGCTGAGTGGGCTGAACGCCTTGGCATTCCCGTATCTTCTTCTATCACATGCGTCAAACCCTCTGGCACGGTATCACAGCTTGTGGATAGTGCTTCTGGTATTCACGCTCGTCACTCAGCCTATTATATTCGTACTGTCCGTGGCGATAATAAAGACCCTCTTACCCAGTTCATGATTGATCAAGGCATCCCTGCTGAACCTTGTGTATTTAAGGGTGATACAACTACAGTGTTTAGCTTCCCACAGAAAGCACCCGCCAATGCTGTAACACGTAACGACATGACAGCGATTGAGCAACTAGAGACATGGCTTATCTATCAGCGTTCATGGTGTGAGCATAAACCATCGGTGACTATCACAGTTCGTGACCATGAATGGCTATCTGTGGGTGCGTTTGTATACGAACACTTTGACGAGATGTCAGGCGTATCATTCCTACCACATAGTGATCACACTTACCAGCAAGCACCATACCAGGATTGCACTAAGGAAGAGTGTGAAGAGCTACTTAAGCTAATGCCTGAACGTATTGATTGGTCTAAGCTGAACGAGTATGAGCAGGAAGATAACACAGTTGCTATGCAGACAATGGCTTGCTCTGGTGATAGCTGTGAGATAGTAGACCTAGTATGAATCAGTACGTTGTAGTAGGTAGAGCCGACTGTATGTACTGCAGCAAAGCAGTAGGGCTTATAAGAGACAACGGGGGAGTGGTAAGTTACTACTCTCTCAACGATTCCAAGTGGGTACTTGACTTATTTAAGAAAGCTGATATATGTACAGTACCACAAATTTGGACAATAGGTGGCGACTACATTGGTGGCTACCAAGAACTAGAGAAACATATAGAAGGAGAATAATATGTTAGCAGCAGCAATTACAGTACTTACAGCAGGTTTTCTAGCTGTAGGTGTAATTAACGAAGTAGTATTACCAGTAGGTGAATACACTATTGAGAAAGGCACTGAAGCTTATGTAGCAGGTAAAGAACTAATCATCGGCACAGAAGCAGACTAAGACTACAAGGCTCATCGTTAAGGCGCTGGGCTTTTCTTTAACGTGGAGAACGTAATGGCTATATATAATGAATGTAATACCTGCGGAGTTAAACTAACTTTAAATGTTAACTGGTTAAAATCACAAGCTAAACAAAAAAAGTATTGGTGTAATACCTGTAAGAAAGCAGACAATGATAAGAGGATGTATGTAAATGGAAGACATATATCCAGAAATCACCCTTTGTATAAACCTGGCAGATACAAAACATTTAATGATGCAGCCTTTGCTGGTACATACAAACTTGATTCTATCAAAGAAGGTTACGTGTATATCATAACAAACAAAGCATGGCCTGAGTGGGTTAAGATAGGTATGGCTATTGATGCAGAAGACAGGTGTAATGGTTATCAGACGAGCAGTCCACATCGTGACTTTGTATTAGAGCATACTGTAGCATCTAATAATAGACGTAAGGCAGAACAACAAGCACACAGCAGAGCAGCTAAACTAGCATCAGACACTAACGGAGAGTGGTTTAAACTAACTGTAGAACAAGCAATAGAGGTACTAGATAGCTTAGATGAATATAGACTTGGAACCACCGAAGAAGCAGACACGGACACGCCGAAAGACGAGCTACAAGAACGCTCAATCCAAGAAGACCTCTGGACTTATACCCAAAACAGAAAGACAGCGTGAGTTTCTTGACCATCTGAAGACATACAATCAAGTGTTTGTACTTGGACCTGCAGGTACAGGTAAGACTTATGTCACAGCTACCTATGCAGCAGACTTATATACTACCAAAGAGATCGACAAGATCGTTGTCACACGCCCTCACGTGGCTGTAGGTAAAGACATAGGGTTCCTACCTGGTAGCTTAGAGGAAAAGGTTTACCCTTGGGCATTGCCTGTGCTTGACGTATTAGAGAAACACTGGGGTAAGGGTACACTAGAGACAGCTATCAAGAACAACAATGTAGAGATGGCTCCTCTAGCGTTGATGCGAGGGCGTAGCTTTGACA